TCATGAAAGTCAGCGTTTCCTTCTTTATAGGCTTCCAATACTTCGTCCACTCCATAAAGATTTTGTAAAGTTGCATAATGCACTACCAGCCTAGGCTCTTGCTGAGAATAGTCAAAACAACCCCATGTATGGCCTTCCTCGGGTATAAATAATGACCTGATCCGTGGACCGAGGTCCTTATTCCGTGCTGGAATTTGCTGTAAATTGGGGTTTGAATAAGAAAATCTTCCAGTTACCGTTCCACCATTATCTCCTCTAAGTTGATTGATTTCAGCATGGATTCTTCCCTTGTGGGAATGTTTGATTATGGTATCAATGAAGGTGGTATGGGCCTTGTTTATTTCACGAGCCCGGGCAATATGTTTCACTAGTGGGTGGGGGTGATTCTGTAAAAAGTTTTTAGTAAAGGAAGGTGCAGATGTTATCTCAGTTCTATCGTAGTCTAAGCCTAGCTTATCGAAAACTTGTGCAATCGATCTTGCTGCCCATATTTGGGTATCTATTCCTGTTTCTTTTTTTATTTCTTGTAATGATTGTTTTTCTTGTTCAATTAATGTGGTTTTCAATTTATGCGCTGCTTCCACATCGACGCGAACGCCTTTAAATTTCATATCAATTAGGCACGGAAACAATTCTGTTTCCATATCCATAATTGAATCAAGATCTTGATGAAGTATTTCTTTTTTTAATTCTTGCCAAAGTTCTAAAGTAATAGCTGCGTCTTGTTCTGCATATGTGCCCACATAAATCGCAGGTAGTCTATACATTTCTGCTTTGGCGTCAACACCCCAACTCTTAGCAGCTTCATATAATTCGGTTTCATTTTTTCCTTTTCCCGTGTATCTTTTACTGCAGTTGTTTAAGTCGTAGCGCATTTGATTTTCATCAACCAAAGCCGAGGCTATCATTGTGTCGACTATTTTACCGTTAATACTTAAACCTAGGGCCCTAATCCAACAAACGTCATACATGGCGTTGTGAAAGATTTTTATTGCAGGTGTATTTAATACGCCTTGAAACCATTTCAAGACTTTTTTACGATCCATGTTACCGCCGCCTTCGTGAGCAATTGGGTAATAACCACACCAATCTTTAACAGCAACTGCTATACCTACAATTTCTCCTACTCCTACTACAGAACCCGAACCTCTTCTTATATTTAAATTAGGGTCTTTAGTTTCTAGATCTATTGAAATTTCATTATATTTAGAGAGATCTGGAAATTCTTCAGGGGGTAACCATTCTGTTCGGGGTGCAAATAAAGGTGCTTGGATCATTTATTTTTCTTCCATTTGTTATATCCTTTTTGCCATTCTTTAGATTTTCGTTCTTCGGTTTGTCTTACCGCCTCTTTATAAGATTCTTCTAATTCTTTTTTTTCTTTTTCAGCTTCATCTAAGAAATCTTTTTTCTCGGGATAATCTCTATCAATTGCCATCTGACAGTAATGAATTGCTTTTTCCAAATCTTTCTCCTGTCCTTTCTGCTTGTGTCTGCACAAATATTTTATAGCATTCCCTTCTGCAAAAGGCAAATTATTTTTGTTTATAAATTCTGAGGGTTGAATAACCATAGATTGATAGTGGTCCCCTCCGATTTGTTTTTTATATACGTCGCTCATATAATAAAATATAAATATAGTTTGATTCCAAAATAAAATGTTATCATGGATAGTAAAACAAGTTCGCTTGTAAGAGTATGCATTATATATCCTCCATCGGGTAAGCTTTATATTCGTTCTTAGGTTGGACAATGTGTAAATTTTCTTTGGTTCTTGTTGCACCTACATAGAATAGACGATTCTCATCATCTGGATTTTTTTCGTAGGCTTTATATGTGTTGTGACTTAAATCAGTTAGTAATGCCACGTTTTGTCGTTCTCCCCCTTTAACACTATGAATAGTGGAAAGATGAATTCTAGGCTCTTTATTTAAAGCTTCACCATTTCTTCTCATAGCTCTTATATATTCTTTACGTTCTATAGTGCAGTCATCAAATGCATTAAACCATTCTGTATTTATTTTTAATCCAAAATCTTGGATAAGTTTATCGATTCCATGAAAAGAATCTTTAGTCATACCTTTAAGTTTTGTTTTTTCCCAATGCTCAGGTCCCATATACTTAGATATTTTTTCTATTTGTTTATAATGAAGTAATTGGCCTTTACGTAAATGCTCCCAATCAATAGCTGCTTCTTGAATATCCTTCTCATAGGATTTTTGAAATCTGTTCTCATAATAAAAACCTTTAGTTCTTAATGTTTCTTCTAATGCTTCCAACATATATCTAGTTCTAGCTAGGACCATCCATTCGCCTGAAGACATGTCTATATCTTCAAATGCATTATGAATAGTTACTGAACCTTCCACTGTTCGTGGCAGCCAATTTTTAGGAATTCTATTTGAAACTCTTTCAATAATTTTGATGGCTATGTCATGTACTTTTTTTGGTATTCTTCTGGATTGAATAAGAGGTAAAAGTTTTCCAGTTTGAGTAATAAAACTATCTACATCAGCGCCTGCCCATCTAAAAATAGCTTGGTCATCATCTCCGGCGATAAAAGAGTCTGTTGTTTTATTCCAAATGGCTCTTGTCATGTCCCATTGCATTAAAGATAAGTCTTGTGCTTCATCAACAAAAACTACTTCAAATTTAGGAATTGCTGCATCTGATTTTGTAAACTCTAAAATCATGTCATTAAAGTCTATTAAGTTTTTTTCTTTTTTATAATCCTCTAATTCATTTGCAATAATAACTAATTTGTCATATTCAACATCTTGATTATGTTCTTGCAAATTAAATTGTCTATCTAGTGTTGTGTTTCTAAGTTTTGCTAAATTAATAATTCGTAAGTAATCACTTTTAGTGGTAAATAATCCTGTTTCCTCATCATCATAATCATTATAATCAAGTGGAACATTTATCTGTCTACCTAGATCTTCATAGTGGCTGCTTTGCATGACATTATTTTTATTAATTCCTAAACGTCTGAATGCTAATGAATGTAGAGTTCTAAAATAAGGAAGATCATCTTCGGATAAATTAAATTTATCCATGGCCCTCCCTTTAGCTTCGTTAGCTGCTTTTCTAGTAAATGCAAAATAGCCTACTTTATCTGGATCAGTATTTTTTAAATAATCTTCTACTTTATTTAAAAGAGTCCAAGTCTTTCCTGTTCCTGGTGGTCCTACAACTATTGTTTTCATTAAAATACGTCCTTTGGTTTAAATTGTTTAGGTTGATAATTGCTTTCTGGTTTTTCAAAAGCGTCTACAATCATTACGCTAGGTCTCTTCTTGCCTATAGTGATTCGGTTATCATCTTTACACTTACAATGTTCTTTTAACATTTGTTGAGTGGGTTGAGATTTTTCTCCCCATTTTTTTCTTTGTAAGTATCCGTGAAAAAATTTACTAAAAATAAAATGATGTTTACCATCAGAAGTCCAAACATTTCCTCTTAAAATATCTGCCTTAGTTGTATCTTTTGCAGTACGATTAGTACAAAATTCTTCTAAATGATCTTTAAGTTGATCAATAAGAGAAGAACCTTCGGGCGCTTTAATAAGTTCTACGCCTGCCAATAGTAAATCTGTAAATTTATCAAAATCTATTTGTTTAATTCTAGGTGGTTTTTTATCTATTTGTTTAGCAACAGATCTTCTAAATAATCTTTGTTCTATTAAACAATCTATATTATCTAATTTAACTCTTTCTCCATCTACATTAACCCAATAGTATGGTTCGTCTAATTCTACTTTTTGTAAATCACTAAGCTCTGGAAATACCGACTCTCCACCAATACCATATTTCCTAGTCTTACATAATTTTTTATCACAATGACTACACATTGGTTCTTCATTACATTTAAATCCTAGTTCTTTTCCTTCATTAAATTTTATTTTACCCTGTACAATCCTGTCTTCGAGTGCTCCTTCAGGATGACTAGAAAAGTAGTTATAATTAAATTTATTTATTTTACTTTGCCAATCTTCCGGCCACTTTCTTTTTGCATATTGTATGTATTGATAGAGAATTCTATCTCTACCATCTTTAATTTCGGATTGTGTTATAGTTTCTAAACATGGAGGACCATCACTGAATTCGGATTCAGGTCTTTTAATTTGTAGTTGTTCTAGTTGCTCTGGAGTTAATGTATTTCTTTCGTGGAGCCCAAAAAAACCTTCTAGGGTTGCAGCCTCCCCATTCTCCAGAAAAGCATACCTCGTTGTATCATCACCATTAAAGTATGGTAAATTTAAAAAGTTCCCTGTATCCTCTTGTGATTTTAATTCTACTTGTTTTGGAAATACTTCAGATCCTCCATATCCTAATACTGCGCTGACCGACAAGAGTTTATCTCTCATTAATTGTGCAGTTACTGGAACAGTAGTAAAACAAAATACATGTGCTCCTCCACTTTTAGATCGACACACTACTAATGGTAGGTTAAGTAATTTAATTTTATTTATTAATTTTTTATGATCAAATCCTGCATATGAATCTATATCAATACATCCCCATCTACATTTGTTTTCGTCATTAATTGGAATGATTCCTAAACTTGGTTCAGTTCCTTGTAAATGGTTACGCCATAAATTTTCTGTGACGGGATCTCTTTTTACAAAAGATTTCCCTTTTATTTTTTCACCATTTCCTTTTTTTTCAACGTAGGTGACACCATGAGCTCTTTCTAATCCTTTAAATATTTTTATAAATTTTTCCATAATAATTTTGTCTTGGGCGCTTCCACTCTCGCTTTCACGCCCAATCCTAGGAATCTAACTTACGCTAGATGATTAATAGGGTGAATCGCTTTTTGATTCGTCAGATCCGTGTTTAACTATCACTTGACCCTTGCTGTTTTTTTCAGCAAAGCTTTTAGCGATCGCATAAACACCTTTATCTGTTACCGGACCAACTTTAGATACATCCCATCCAAACCATGTTCCCTTGTCATTAGACATTTGAACAGTCTTTAGATTATAAATGTGGCTATATGTTGGCGGTGTGAATAAGCCATTTTTGCCTGGTAGCTTAAGACCCATCATGATTGAATTCCATTTACGGCTAATCTTTAATTGAGTAGCCTTCATAGATATCAAAGCTGTTGATGGACTTTTACCCATAAGAATCACAAAGTGATTCGCAGTATTTTCCAGATAATTGCCATTAGGTAATCTATCCTTCCAAGATTTATCACGAGTAGTTGTACTCACGATATCACTATCTGCACTATGGATTGCCACAGGGGCATTTCCAGATTGACCTCTGTCCTGCCATTCGACATATTGTCTTTGATAATGGACCGGTATAACATTTATACCTTTTGATCCATCATAAAGCTCTTTGGTCACGCTGTTTACAATCATTCCAGGTTCTGCACCGCTAATAAACTTAGCATTCTGTTTATTAACTTCTGGAGATAACTGTCCCAAAACTTTCAGAAAGGGTAATGCAAGATCTTCTTGCGTCATATTCTGAGAGCCAGCACCTGCATCAGCTTCGAACATAGTCGTAGCTACTGCACCTGCTTCTTCTTTTCTTTGCACTTGGTTCATGTTTATTTATTCCTCTTTATTGTTGTTTTATTTCCAACGAATACGTTGAAAAGTTCCGTTGGCATTTCTTTACCTGCCTCAATACGCTCACGGACGAGCGCTTTAAGAGTCATGGGTTCAACCTTCAACTTTTGTGTCGGTTGATACCCACGCTCTTGTGCAAGAGCAGCATAATCAGCTGCCTTGTTATCTTCGTTGCGACCAAAAGACACGAGTATCTCGTTTTTGATTATGTCTCCTAGTCCATTATTACGAAGCCAGTTAAACGCCGCTTCTCTATTTGCTATAGTGATGTTGGCGCTATAATTCGGTTTAACATCTACCGAAGACCCATCCATAAGTTTAATATGGGCTAAACCCATTTCAGACATCATGGTTGGAATTACTTCTCCTGATAAATGATCATGATTTTTCTTTTTATTTTTTAAAGCTTCTTCTGCTTGTTCTATTTCCAGATTAAGCATTTCTAATCGTTCCACTTGATCAGCTAACGATCGAATGTTTTCTGTTTTCTGTAGAACCTTTTCTTGGTCCTCTTCAAAATTAATACTACTCATCTATTTTTCCTTTCTGTCCAACCTTCCAAGAAGGTTCCTTTTGTACAATTGTTTCTAGTTGAGTTAATTTTATTTTTGAAAGTTTTTGCCATTCATTAATGCTTTTTTTCCATTTTTTTAAATAAGCCACCATGTCTTCAAGTGCAAATTCTCCTCCCATTCTTTTTTTTACTAGCCAAACTCTTTGTAAAATAAGATTAAGCATTCTATCTTCATTTCTTAATTTACTTCGATTAAACTGAATTCTACTAAATTCTACCTTTTTATTTATGCCCTCTTCTTTCAATGCTTGATTACTCATCTATTTTTCCTTTCTCGTATAAGTTAATTGTAATAGGATAATATTTTCTTTCTTGTTTATCCCACTTTAATAAATTGTATTTACCATTAGTCATGTCAGAAACTATTGAACATGCTACTCCAATAATTGCAGGATCACCTGTCAATAGTAAATAATCTCCTTCACTAAAATCTTTTAAACTTTTTCTAAGTTTAAAAATTAAAGGACCGGGAGAAAAAATTATTTGAGAAAGTTCCGGTAATAAAAATTTAAATGTACCATATTCCGAGGCTCCTAAAATATTAATTTTAGGACGACCTTCTTTGGTCCCAGCAATTTCTTGAATGACGTAAACTTTATTTTCTTTCATGCTTGACAATATAGGTTCGAATTGTTATCTTGTCAACTAGAAAGAAGAAAAATTATGAACTATAAATTTAAAACAAAACCTTACGCACATCAAATTACTGCGTTAGAA